GTTGGTGCTTTCCACCAAGCGTTTCTCATAAAATAAATTGAACCCATGTGAGAAGCAAAAAAACAAGCATCAAACGGTGCTTTAAGCAACCGTTGAAGAGAAATAATGGCTTCACTACAAAAGTTACTTTCATCAATTTTAACCAAAAGTTCTACATCTTTTAATGCGTAGTCAAGGTAATTATTTGTATCTTCTAACCATGCCCTGCGATAAAATTCGTTAGGGTCGGTGAATTTAGATTCATGGTGTTTTCCTTCCCCAAACAACAAAGACGAAACATAGTCTAAAGCCAAAGAAGGCAAACTTCCTCTTTGTGAATCATTCCATTGTCTTTCAAAAGCATGGTCTAAATTGAGGGTTATGCGCCCCCCTATGGGCTGTTGAATTGCCGAGAACCCTTCTTCTCCCTTAGTGTATTCAAAGCCCTTAGAGGTCTTTTTAATGCCCTCTACTCGCCCAATAGGGGACAATTGCAAAGGGTTAATTCCCAACGCACAACACCGCTTGAGCAAAACGGGAATATCTGCAAAGTTACCAAACCAAGCAATTAACATATCTGGGTCTTTTTTTGTCATAACTCTAATAAAAGACTCAAGCATTTCTTTTTCGCTATTAAAATTAAAATCGTCTAAACTATAATTATTAGGAAACCATGCCCATTGATAATACTCTTTATCATAATTATCATAAGCAACGATAGTAGTAATGCAATCGTGATATTCTCCGCCTTGTTGCCATTCCATATCCCAATACCACTTTCTCATATCGTATTCCGGCATTTCATTGATTTTATCAACCGCATATCGGAAATGATAAGGAACATCTGCTTCATAGGTTACAGGCCAAATTTTCTTAGCGTTGTAAATATCGGTTGATTGCTCAACATAAACTCGCTTAAGTTTTTCTCCTTGAAGATTTACCCAGTCGCCACGCTCATAAGAGAATGGGCGACTAGCCGCCTTTCCAATTTTATATGAGGAAGGTTCGGGTGCGTTTTCGGGAACATAAAAATATGGCTGAAATAATTCAACTGCGATTTTCTTTTCTCCGTTTTCTCTCCAAGAAGTATAAATGGATTGGTTGTCTAAACATCTACTAATTATCATTTTAATTACCTGCCGTATATGGGGCTTTCAATACTTTTTTATTGTGGGAAACAATTAGGATTGGGAAATCATCCCGCACATAAAAGTTAATTAATTCATTCTTGTCAAAGAAAGAATGTAAAGGGCTAGTATATTCTAGCGTGGCGGCTTCGCCAATTGCTTGAGTTAATTCAAGACTACAAGTTGAGTTTTGGATTCCCGAAGAAGAACCAAAAATGCAAGTCTCTCCGTTAAAATCTAAACGATAAACTCCGCTTTTGCACAATTCAAGAAAAGAAATGCTTTCATCAAAGTCCTTTCCATAAGTTTGAAAAACTCCTTCAAACTCCTTGCTTCCAAAAGAAAACTTATTTTGTAATTCTGCTTCATATGAAATATGAGCAAGCATTCCTTTTGTTCTTTCAATAGAAGCCCAATCTGGATGATTAACGACTTTAGGAAGAGATGCACTTTTTCTTCCGTCTGTTACAGAAATAAAGTCTCCTACATGAAAATGGGTTTCACCTTCAAATTTTTTCATATAATCAAGCATTTTAGATACGCTACCAAAAAACTCTCCGTCTTCTTCTCCTGTAACCTGCACATCATAATTAACTACGAATGTGGTATTTCCATTCCAAAAAGAAAGCAAGTTTCCTTTGAGACTACAATAGAAGTAGTCTTTCAGTTTTCCAGATAGGAGTCCTCCTTCTTTCAAATATTTTCCTTTGACTTCCATTTTCTTAATTGCGTCAAAAATTACATTCGGGTGTTCTGTTGTAAATCTCAAATCTTGCCCTCCCGCAAATCAGGAATACCGTTCCAAACGATATTAGGTGGCGTTCCTTCACGAACAGTCCAGCGAGTCCCCACTTTATTTCCATGAGTCCTTGAACCAATCAATTCAGCAATAAAATGAATTTCGCCCTTGATTTTCTTTTTAGAACAGTAAATCTCTTGTTCTAATTTACCGCCCCAATCTTTCCATGCTGGCTGAATACCAGCAGGAGTGTTATCTACATATTTTTCAGTTTCGTGAGTAATATAGATAACATCGCATTTCAATTGAAAAATTGCCTCAAGCAAATGGTAAAAGGTTTTATTCCTAGCACCATATTGAAAGGGCATCATTTTTGTTACTGTCGTTGGATTAGGATTAACCTTATAAATACACTTATCAAACCATGTATCTACTCCATCCATGACAAAGATAGGGTTTTCTCCCTCTTCAATTTTACCACGAACATATCGGATAAAATCGTGAGAGTTGTTTTCTGAAACGGTAATGTCAATTTTGTTGTCTTTATCTTGAACGATAGGGTCAAAGACTTCAATTCTTTCTGTTGCATCATGACATTCAATCCATGTAGATTCTACGCCGCTATCCCAATCAAGAACATAAATCTTTCTATCGGGAAAATCAAGAGCAACCCCCGTCTTTCCGGTTTTCGGTTCTCCCCAAAGACCAAGAACAAGACGAGATTTACGGTTCTTTCTTTTCTCTTCCATCAACGCCCGAAAGCGATTATTAAATTCTTCTTGTTTTGCCCCAAAGTCCATTGTATTTGCATTTCCTTTTTTATCTGCTAGTCCCATTTTTATCACCTATATTGTTTCCAAATTTGAATTAATTGTTCTACTTCTTCTATCGTATCTAAATAAATACGCACTTCCTTAGTCATGATGTGAAGTTTAACAAAATATGTAAAATTCTCTTCGTTTTGTTTATACGAAATAAATTCTACTTCTGTTAAGTCCACAGACCATTTACGAGAATGTTCTAAAAAACCATTCTCCATGTATAGTCTTCCAATAGAATCCTGTAGAATTGGCCTATCGGGATTAATGTTACTTCTATCCACAGACTTAAATTCTAGAATTAATTCGTCTAATTCGTCTTTGTTCATCCTTTGAATGATACGGTCATTTCCTAAATGTAATTTGACATCATATTCTCCGTCTTGATGATGCGACCAAGAAATATGAGATACACCGTTCAAAGGAGCGAATGCTCTTCTTGTTTCAATAAATTTATCTTTAATTATCATAATATCACCTGTATAGGCTTCGCACCTTTACCGAGCGTCATTTCGCCAACGCCTACACTAACCCCGAAAGGTAATCAAATCAGAACCAATCGTAGTTTTCCTCCACAGGTTGAGCCGATTCAATAGGAGAACCCCTCTTTTCTGTAACTAGAATTGAAGAAACATTGATTGTAACGGGGTCTGCTTCACCATCAACAATTCTTTGAGATGTGCGACCAATCACAATAATGTTAGAGCCAATTCCAAAGTCAATATTCAAATGTTCGGGAATCCAGCATGTTACCATACCTGCTTCGTTTTCATAATCAAACTCCGCATTGAGGTCAGTAATATTGAGAATACGGTTTCCGTTTGAAGTCGGGGTCATATTCATATTGCAGACCGTTCCATCAGTCACAACAAATCTTTGGCTTGAAGGCAAAGTTTGCATTTGGATATGCTTTCGGTCAATATCAACCAAAGCACAAACATTTTCATTGAATGACTCAACCAAGAGGTCTTGGAAATTAAAATGACCCATGTTACGATAGGCCGAATTTTCGGGGTCTAAGTCGTCATTTGCAATCAATGTTTTCAAAGTAACATCTGTCATACCGTAAATGTTATTGCCGTCTTCACTAGGAATAGCAGTAAAATGCACCCAATCAAAAGTATTTGGTTGAAAATCTACGCCTCCTTGATTTTTGTAAGAAAACTGATAAACAGAAAAGTCTCCGCCTTCAACTGAACCATAGAAAATACCGCTACGACGCATTTGTTGAGCGGGCAAAGGCTTTCCAAAGTTACGGTTTTCACCACCATTCATATAGCGTTCAGTAGTGTCAAGAGGAATAATCATCGCATCTTCCACTTCTTCAGCACCTTCGGGCAATTCAGAAACAACCTTTTCTTGATAATCTCCCTTAAAATAGCGAGAAACCGTCCACTTACCCAAAGCGTTTTGAGTCGCCAAGGCTACAATTCCTTCTTCAAGGGCTTTATCCGCATCACGAATATATTCCTCTTTTGCTTTCGTTCTGTTCCAAGCCATCATATCTCTTGGGGCTTCAAGAGCAATAAAAGCACCAAAACATTGTTTTGTCAGATTGTTGCTCTTGCTTTCGCCACCTCGCTTATTGGCTCTAATTCCTTGTGAAACATAACTTCTCCAACAACCGATTGCTGATGGGTCAGTTTCTTCCACATTGTTTTCTTCACAAATACTCAAAAACTTTTGATAAGCATCATCAAAAGCAATTCCCAAGTATTGCAAACTCTTTTCAATTTCATTCTTAATTTTTTCGTCCATGTTTTACACTTCCTTTTTTTGTTTTTGTTTTTTGTTTTTTCCCGTCAAATTAATTGACCGACCATCCAAGACAAAATAATTCTTGGTGTCATTGTTGGGGAACGCCATTCTGTTTCTCCTATAACTCTAAGATATTTAAATTTAGTTCCTACTTCCAATCCTTGCATATTAAGCAAAGAATTGTGCAATCCGTTACATATCTCCTTAACTGAACGGCCATCGTAAATCATCTGATGGAGGGTAGTTAAGGCTTTGTTGGAATTGCGCTCTTGTAGTTGATTTAGTATTTCTATGTATTCTTTATTTGATTCTTCTATTTGTTTAGACAATGTGAAGTTAGAGGCTTTCGCCGCCTGTAACTCAGTAATCGCCCTACGCAAGTCACCGTTTAAGTCATATATAAAAGACGACAATTCATCATCGTCAAATGTTCTCAAACCTTCTTTTTGAATGATTGATTGTAATACTTCTAAAATGACTTCATTAGCCAAGGGCTTGAAACGATAATTAGCACACCGGCTTTGAAGAGGAAAAATAATTTTATTCCTATCGTTGCAAGTAATGATAAATCTAATATTATCTGCATATCTTTCCATAATGCGCTTCAAAGAATTTTGAGCATCCTTTGTCATGCCGCCCATTTCATCAAGAAGAAGAATCCTAAACGGCATTCCTCCTAAAGTTTTTGCTTGAGCAATTTCTTTAATTGTAGTCCTTACCGTTTCTAATCGTCTATCATCAGAAGCATTCAATTCATAGAAGTTATCTTCAAAAGATTCTCCTAACATTGATTTTGCTAAAGCGATTGCCGCCGCAGTTTTACCTAAGCCAGCATTACCATACAATAAAATATTAGGCATATTATTTTCTTCTACCCAATTAACTGCATCCATTGTAAAGTGTTCTTGTCCGACAATTTGGCTCAATTGTTTAGGTCTGTATTTTTCTGTCCATAGCATTTTTATTCACCACTTATAGTCCATATTGCGACTTGTCTCTTTGAATCAAAGCCGCATTTTACAAACTCTTTCTTTTTGGTAAGAGTTTGAGCAATAGAGTTACTTGTAAAGGAATATTTTCTTCTGTCTTCTCTTTTCAAATACTCTGCAATTTCTTGAACTGTTAATTCTTTATCCGCTAATATAGTTTTTAGTTTGTTTTGTAGTCGTATTCCCATAACTATTCCTCTTCATTTTCATAAGTCCAAATAGCAGGAGAGTCATTATTTACTCTTTTAAACTGAGAATACGAAGTCAATATATTTTTGACTTGCCCTTTTGATGGAGTGTGTTTCCATCTTTTCTCTCTTGTCCCCTTAACCTTGGCTTTTGCATCTTGAAGTTTATCATGGATGCTAGCCGTCGTCATAGTTTTCCCGTTTAAAATTTCTTCTATCTTTTCAATAATTCTAATATTTCTCAAATGTATTCCTCCAGCGAATTTTGTTTCACAACGATTGGGTCTGTTTTCTTACGGCGTTTCTTTTCGCCTAAACCAAGAATCCTGCAATCGCTGTTATTTAATTTTGTTTTAGCATATTTGACAAATGCTTCGTCTTTTTTCATTTGTTTAAAAATACGCAAATCAGCATTCTTGATACCTAGTCTTCTCAAGAGAGAAGGAATTTTAGAATAAGTTCCTCTTTTGGGCATATTCAACCTTCCGTAAGAATTACCGGAATGAGAATATGCTAGCATCTCATAAAAATAATCTTGTCCCCATCTTCTCTTTACTACACCATCAACAAAAATTAATTTGTTGGGGTGCATGTTTTCATTCAACCAAGTTAAAATTTGAACATCTGCTGGTTTATTTACCTTCAATAATTCTACCATTAGTTCTCTATCAGTTTCTTTAAGAAACTGCATCACTAAAGAATATGTATCTATTTCAGTATTTAGCGGATTATCTGAACGGGGAGCAATTTCTTTTATCTGTAACTGAGTCCATTGTTTAGAACCTGCTCTCTTTATCTGACACATTGATTTAATTTCTTTGGGGACGCTCTTTTCATTAATAGAAGTCAAGACCACTTGACCCCTATACCTTCTAAGAATAGTTAGAATAGATTCTTTTTTAGGCTTGAAGTGAACATCCTCAATAATAATCCCGCTATCAATAGGAACAGAACGCCAATCATCAATGTCCATTTCGTTAGCATATGTGATAACGGGGTCATTTACAAATGTAAGTGCCTTCGTGCTTTTTCCTGTTCCCGATTTTCCTGTTATTAATATTGGTCTTGTTTTATTTAAGTTTGTAAATCCCATTAAATTAACCCCTTTAATTCTAATATTTTATTAAATCCTTCAAGTTGAAGATGTTCCTTGTTTGCTACTAATTCTACTATTTGTCTGAAATCATTCAGATTGTTTTTACAATCAGGAATATATGGTGGAATCAAAGCCATTGTTTTGTATAAGTTAAGATTACCACCAATACGAAGAATAGGCTTTGGCCTACCTCCCGACTCCTTATCTGAAATAGAAGATTTAATTTCGTGTTGAAGGAGAGTCCTGTAAATTGCTTCTAGAAATTCTATTTCGCCTCGTATAGATAATCTCAATCTAACTCTATATCCAAGAGAAGCACTATCCTTTCTTTCAATTAAGACATCTGTTCTGGCTAGGGAAACTAAAATCCCTATCAACATATCTTTACTATACATTGTTTTCCACAACCTTATATCCTATAACATCATGCTTTAACTTTAAAAAGTTAAGTCCGTAAGAAAACTCCTTCAACATAGCAATAGCATCATCATCCTCTAATATGCAAGGAATAACTACATTTATAATGAATCCCTTGTAATCTTGCATCAGTTCCGCCATTTCTTCGTCCACTTCTTCAACAATATACAAAAACTCTTTTTTACTTGTAAGTGCATTGAGTTGCATAGAAATCCCAGTTTTAAGAATAATCAGGTCTGTATCTTTCACTTCCGAAAAGGTCTTACAAGAAAGAATAGTAGAATCTCCATGCTTTTCTAAAAAGTCATTCATTTCTTTCATAGCGAACCCTGCTTGAATAATTTTTTTGTTCAGCCCAATAACCTTCAGTTGCTTGATTTGGGTGCAAATCCCACCAATAAATATGAGCCGCAGTAATTTTGTTGTGTTCTAATCTGTTTGCATTTTCTTCCGCCCACGAAATCATTTTACAAATAGCCGTTTCTGCCCATTCGGATAGGAAGCGAATAGCGTCATTCGTAACGGGTAGGTCAATCTCTTCCTTAATAAGTTTCCTCAAGTTAAGTTTGGTAGCAACTTTCACTTGTTTAGGTTTGGGCTTTTCTGGTGTAATTAAACCATCCTTAGTAAAATAAGGAACATATCTCGCATCCATGATTTTTGGTCTTCCTTGTGTAGAAGTAATATCTTTAAGATATGCTTTACCATCTTCTACTTTTAGACAAGTATATGTCACATAATCAATAACTGTTAATTCTCCCTTTTTAATCATCTTTAACCTCTCCAAAAGCATTTTTCAACATGGCTTCCACTACAGGAATATTATCCAAATTTTGCAAACAGAAAGAAATAATTGTCTTGAGGCGAATATTTTCGTCCGACATATTTTTCAAAATCTCTTGGTTTTCTTTAAGTTTAAACTGTTCAGCAATTTTCAATTCCGTGTTTGTTCTAAGAGCATGTGGGTCTTCCTTTTTTCTAAGAGTCCACAATCGGTCATGTAGAAAATTAAGTTGCCGATGCCGACAATGAAATTCTTTGTAAATATGTCCAATAGCGGTTCCCGTTTGCTTGAGGCTTAAGTCAGATATTCTTCTAACTTTTCCGGATGAGTCTGCAATATAATGTGGCTTCCATGTCATTTTAATTTCTCCATTACTGTTTTTATTGTGTCTATATCTTCAACGAATTTATCATCTCTGATTCTTTTAACTC